TCCTGATCTTTCCTGTGTTCGGACTGCAGACGACCTTGGGTCAAAACCTTGCAATGGGCGGAGTCTTCACAATCGTGAGCCTGGCAAGATCGTTCTTGCTGCGTCGGCTCTTCGAGGCCATCCGGGTGGCGGGCGCGCGAGGTTAGATCAGGCCAATGCCTTTCAAGCATGTCGCCACATCCACCAGCTGGAGAGTTGGCACCACAATCGTGATGGTGAAACTGTCGGCTGAGGTGCTGCAGTGAACGTCGCGCTCCTCCAGCAGGGCCAGTTCGATCTCGTCGAGAACGATGGCAATGCGGGTGCGGTCAAAATGGTCGGGCAGGTTCCGGATGGCGAGCCGAATGCTGGTGGTTTCCATGTTTGTTACTCCGCGTGCTCGCCTTCTTTGAAAGCGCTGTCGGTGATGCGTTTCAAGAGCTCGGCGTAATAGTCGAGGTTGCCGACATGGCCCCAATGGACCTCCTTGGGGTGGGTATCGAAGTGATTGTCGCTCAGCGCCTGCAGCCGAGAGAGCATCGTATCGATCACGGCTTTCTTCGCGATGAAAGCGTCTAAGGCTGTCGGGCGGTTGCTCATCTGGGTGCGTCCTTACTCAAGTCGGCTTCTGTTTTTTGTTTCGCTCTAGTGGGCCCGCACATCCAGTGAATTAAACGCGATTCCATATAGTTAATCGAAGGTTCGGGAGCCGCGCATGTCGACAGCCACTCAGCCTATCGGCGTAATCGCGCGGCTTCTGGATCTCTCAGAACGGCGCATACAACAACTTAGCCGCGAGGGTGTGATCCCGAAGGCGGAGCGCGGCCAGTATGACTTGATCGGGTCTGTACGCGGCTATGTCCGGTACTTGCGTGATCAGGCGCTGAGGGCGCAGGCCGGTGCGCCTGATTATGCGGCTGAACGTGCCCGCTTCATTCGGGCGCGGGCGGATCTTGCCGAGATGGAGGCAGAGGAAAAGCGCCGCTCGCTGATTGCAGCGGATGAGATTGAGGCGGCCTGGATTGCCGTGCTCGCGCTTTTGAGAACCCGCCTCTTGGCGCTGCCGGATCGGCTGGCCCCTCAGGCCTTTGACCAACCCACCGTCGGAGATACCCGGAACCTGATCCGAACTGCGATCCGCGAGGTGCTCGATGATCTCGCAGAGCCAGACATTGAATTCGAAACCGATCCTGAAATTGACGGGCTCGCCGATCCTGAAGCGGACGGTGGTGAAGGCACTGGCGGTTCTGAAGCCGCCGCCGGACCTGACGATCAGCGATTGGGCGGACCAGAACCGGCGGCTGAGCTCTGAGGCCAGTGCTGAACCCGGCCAGTGGCGAACGAGCCGCGCCGAATACCAGCGCGGGATCATGGATGCGATTTCGGATCCCGCGGCAGAAACCGTCGTGATCATGTCGAGCAGCCAAATCGGCAAGTCGGAGTCGATCTTGAACATGGTCGGTTACCACATCGACCACGATCCGGCGCCGATCATGGTTGTGATGCCGACCGAACGGGACGCAGAAACCTGGTCGAAGGATCGCTTCTCGCCGATGGCGCGCGACACCCCCTGCCTGCAGGGCAAGATCGCTGATCCGCGTTCGCGGGACGGCAACAACAAGATCCTGCACAAGCGGTTTCCGGGCGGGCATCTGACGATAGTGGGTGCCAACGCGCCGTCGGGGCTTGCGAGCCGTCCGATCCGCTTGCTGCTTTGCGATGAGGTTGACCGCTATCCATTCAGCGCGGGGGCCGAGGGCGACCCGGTCAACCTCGCGAAGAAGCGGACGGTGACATTCTGGAACCGCAAGATCGTGCTCGTGTCGACGCCGACGAACAAGGGCGCGAGCCGGATCGAGGCGGCATTCGAGGAAAGTGACCAGCGCCGGTATTGGGTGCCGTGCTCCGAATGTAGGCATGAACAAATTCTGACCTGGGGGCAGGTCAAATGGGACAAGGATGAGAGCGGCGGCCATCGCCCTGAAACCGCGCGCTACCACTGCGCAGACTGCGACGCCGCCTGGAAGGATGAAACCCGCTGGGCCGCGATCTCCAAGGGACGCTGGATCGCGGATGCGCCGTTCAACGGGACCGCGGGCTTCCATCTGAACGAGATCTATTCGCCTTGGGTGCGGCTTGAGGCCATGACCAAGGCGTTTCTGTCGGCGCGCGCCGGTGGCGACGAAACGATGAAGACCTTCATCAACACCTCCCTCGGCGAGACCTGGATGGAAAGTGGGGAGGCCCCGGATTGGCAGCGCCTGCAGGGTCTGAAGGAAGATTGGCGTGCAGGCACGGTGCCGGCGGGCGGGTTGTTCCTGACTGCCGGGGTCGACGTCCAGAAAGACCGGATCGAGGTTGATGTTTGGGCATGGGGTAAGGGCCTGCAAAGCTGGCTCATCGATCACATCGTCATCGAGGGCGGCCCGGGCGATCCGGCGTGCTGGCAGAAGCTCTCGGACCTTCTTGGCCAGACTTGGGCTCACGCCAGCGGTACGCCGATGACCATCGCGCGGCTGGCGATCGACACGGGCTATGAAACGGCAGCCGTTTACGCTTGGGCGCGTCAGGTGGGTTTTGGGCAGGTCGCACCTGTTAAGGGCGTGGAAGGGTTCAATCGGGCAAGCCCTGTGACGGGGCCGACGTTTGTCGATGCGACGATCGCGGGCAAACGTCTTCGCCGCGGGGCGCGCCTTTGGACCATCGCCACCTCGACCTTCAAGGCCGAGACCTATCGCTTCCTGCGGCTTGATCCGCCGGATGAGGCGGGACCGTCGCCCCAGTGGGGCGGCGTAAGCCCGCCGAAACCTAGCCCGGTGGGTGGGGAGAGGTTTTCTCCCGGCTTTCTCCATCTGCCGGGCTGGGTCGACGCTGAATGGCTGAAACAGCTCACGGCCGAGCAGCTGGTCACGGTCAAGAACAAGCGCGGCTTTGCCAAGCTCGAATGGCAAAAGCTGCGGGAACGCAACGAGGCACTCGACTGCCGGGTCTATGCGCGTGCCGCGGCTTGGATCCTCGGCGCAGACCGCTGGTCAGACGCGAGGTGGGAAGAGCTGGCGGCGCAATTTGCAGATAGCAGCGATGCGCAGATACCTAAGGCGGCCATCACGAGGCCAATCAGGTCTGCACCGGTCCGCCGCGTTGCGCGGTCAAGCTATATGGGATGAGTTTGGGTATGGCGGATCTGACGAAACTAAAACTCCGCCGGGAGACTCTGTCTTCGCAGCGCGCCTCGGGCGTCGCCCGCGTCAGCTATGACGGTAAGACGGTCGACTACCGGTCTTTGGCCGAGATCGACCGGGCCATTGAGGCTTTGGACCGTGAGATTGTGATGGCCGAAGGGCGGCGGATTGTGCGGCAGGTGCGCGTGACAACGGCCAAGGGGCTCTGACAGAGATGGGGATGTTTGACCTCTTCCGCCGCCCCAAGCCGGGCGGCACTGAAGCCATGCGCGCGCGGCTTGAAGGCGCGATGGCCAAGCGCCGCTTGCGAGGCTGGAACCCACCTCTCGAGAACATCAACGCATTGGTCGCCTCTGGTGGACCAAAACTGCTGGCGCGGTCTCGCGAGCTGGTGGTGACCAACGGCTATGCGGCGAACGCCTGCGAGGCCTTTGCGGCCAATCTTGTTGGGGACGGTATCAAGCCGTCATCGCTCATCACGGATGCGGCACTGCGGGACCAGGTCCAGAAGCTCTGGCTCGCCTGGACGGACGAGGCGGACGCCGATGGGCTTACCGATTTCTACGGTCTGCAGGCTATGGTCGCACGCGAGATGTTTGTGGCCGGTGAATGTTTTGTGCGCCTGCGCCCGCGTCGCACTGAGGACGGGCTACTAGTGCCACTGCAATTGCAGCTTCTCCAGTCCGAGATGCTGCCCTTTGAGAAAACGGAGATGGACCCGAACGGCAACCCCATCCGCTGTGGGGTTGAGTTCGATCTGATCGGCCGGCGGGTGGCTTATCACTTCCGCCGCCGTCACCCGGGCGACAGCACGGATCAGCGGGTGGCGGTGCCTGAGACGGTGCGCGTGTCGGCTGAGGAGGTGCTGCACATCTATCGGCCGATTGATGCAGGCCAGATCCGCGGCCTGCCGCATGTGGCACCGGCCATGGTGCGGCTGTTCTTGCTCGACCAGTACGACGATGCGGAACTTGATCGGAAGAAGACCGCGGCGATGTTTGCGGGCTTCATCACGAAGACCGCCCCCGAGGACCCGATGATGGGAGAGGGCGCTGCTGATCTCGACGGGGCCGCCATCGCGAGCCTCGAGCCCGGCACCATGCAGGTGCTGCTGCCGGGTGAGGATGTGAAGTTCTCAAGCCCCGCTGATGTTGGTGGTGGCTATGAGGCGTTCCAGTACCGGACACTCTTAGCGGTCTCGGCCTCGCTGGGTTTGCCTTATCATCTCGTCACGGGCGATGTCCGGCAGGCGAACTACTCGTCCTTGCGTGCCGAACTCGTCGAGTTCCGGCGGCGGATTGGCCAATTGCAGCATGGTGTCATGGCGCATCAGCTGTGCCGTCCCATTTGGCGGCGCTGGCTGGAGACGGCGGTGCTGTCGGGCGCGCTCAATACAGACCCCGCTGACGCGCGCGCAGTGCAATGGATCCCGCCAAGGTGGGACTGGGTTGATCCGCTCAAAGACATCCAAGCGCAGGTGCTCGCAATGGGGGCAGGCATTACCTCGCGGCGCAAGGTGGTCGAGGGTACCGGCTACGATATCGAAGAGGTCGATCGTGAGAACGCTGCGGATGCCAAGCGCGCATCGGATCTGGGGCTGACTTATCGCGCCAGCCCGGGCGAGACGCAGGGTGCACGGGCGACGCCAACCCAGGTGCCGGAAACGAATTCTAATGTCGGACCGTCCGACTTTAGCCGGGCAAACAACCCCGAAGAGGAGTAACCCCATGAAATCCTGGTACACGATCCGCGCCCGTTCCTCGGGCACGGAAGTGCTGATCTATGACGAAATTGGCGCTTATGGCGTCACAGCGAAGGGCTTTCTGGCGGAGTTGGGTGC